AAGATGAAGCGTGGTGGATTAGCTTCTAAAAAATAATCCACAATATGTTGGCTACTCACTCCCCACACCCAACAGTGTGGCTACGGTGGCCCCAACAAGGAGAATGACATGAACGATACAATCATGGCAGAAGAAATGAAGACTACGCCAAAGGCGGCATTTGTTAATAAACCTTACACGCAAGAAGAACGAGTTAAGCGCGATGAGGAAGAACTAGAACAGCTAATGAAAGAACGTGATGGTGAAGAAGAAGCACCAGAGCAAGAAGCTGAACCTACTAGCGCAGAAGAGAAAACATTTAAAAAGCGTTACTCTGACCTACGCCGACATCAACAGAAACAAGCAGAAGAGTTTAAGTCTGAACTTGCAGAACTAAAGCGTCAGCTTTCAGATGCTACAAAGAAAGAAATGAAACTGCCCAAGTCTGATGAGGACATTGAAGAGTGGGCAAAAGAATACCCAGACGTAGCAGCTATCGTTGAAACAATTGCAATGAAGAAAGCTAGTGAGCAAGCAACTGCACTAGAAGAACGAATCAAAGCAATTGATGAGATGCAGAATACTGCAACTAAAGAAAAAGCAGAAGCATCTCTGATGCAGATGCATCCAGATTTCGGCGAGATTCGTGACAGCGATGACTTCCACGAGTGGGCCGAAGAACAACCTAAGTGGGTACAGGACGCACTGTACGAAAATGATAATGACGCACGGTCAGCAGCACGAGCAATTGACCTCTACAAAGCAGATAGAGGCATTGGCAAAAAGTCTAAGAGCAAGAATGATAAGGGTGCAGCAGAGGCAGTTGCGCCGAAAGATAAAAGAAGTAAGCCACAAACTGATGAGGCTTCCACGTATCTGAAAGAGTCAGATGTAGATAAAATGTCAGCACATGAATACGAGAAACATGCTGATGAGATTATGGATGCAATCCGTAGTGGTAAGTTTATCTACGATTTATCTGGTTCTGCACGATAAAAAAGAGTTGACAAGTAGTTATTAATAAGTATAACTATAGTCAAGTGTAGTGTAAGCAGGGTCGCTCCTTGCTTACCTAACAATCCGCAAACGACAAAAATCTTCAAGATTACCTGAATAACATGGCCTACTAAGTATGTCGGCGGCCACTGACTTACAAGGTACACCCTACGTTATACAGCCTCTGCAAAGAATTGTACTGTTTGCATCTGTGAAAAATCCAAAACAATAGGAGATGGATTATGGCTTTCCCAAGAGCGCCGGGTTATAACAACTTGCCGAATGGCAATTTTAGCCCAGTAATTTACTCCAAACAGGTGCAGCTTGCATTCCGCAAGGCCGCTGTTTGTGACGCGATTACGAATAACGACTACTTTGGTGAAATCGCAAACTTTGGTGATTCAGTTAAAATCATCAAGGAACCCGAAATCACTGTTAAGGCTTACGAGCGTGGTACTACCATTACTCCACAAGACCTTGACGATGAAGACTTCACACTGACCGTTGACAAAGCAAACTACTTTGCATTTAAAGTTGACGACATTGAAGAAGCACATTCGCACGTAAACTTTGAGTCTCTCTCAAGCAACCGTGCTGCATACCGTCTTGCTGACCAGTTTGATCAAGATGTTCTTGGCTACTTGTCAGGTTTCAAGCAGTCTGCAATCAGTGGCACACCGGACACTGTTAACACTACTGTTAACGGTACGAAGGCTGTTTCAACTGCTGGTTCTGACGAACTGCTGTCAAGCATGAAGCTGAATGCATCCGACTTCAATGCGGGTAATGCTGCTAACTGTGTCGGTCTGAAGCCTCGCGCATCAGAAGCTGTTCCAACTGCTGCTGGTACTACTAACCCACTGACTGTGATTGCACGTATGGGTCGTCAACTCGACCTGCAAAACGTGGACTCTCAGGGCCGTTGGTTGGTCATTGACCCAGTGTTCGTTGAACTTCTGAAAGACGAAGACTCACGTCTGTTTGATTCAGACTTTGGTGGTTCTGGTCTGCAGAATGGTTTGATTCTGAATAACCTGCATGGCTTTAAAGTCCATGTTTCTAACAACCTGCCTAAAGTTGGTACAGGTCCATCTACTACAGGTGGAACCAATGCCAATAACTTTGGTGTGATTGTTGCTGGTCATTCATCAGCCGTTGCTACTGCTGACCAAATCAACAAGACTGAAACCTACCGCGACCCGGACAGCTTTGCAGATATCGTCCGTGGTATGCATCTGTATGGCCGCAAGATTCTCCGTCCAGAGGCTCTTGTCAACGCCAAGTACTGCTTGGTATAAGGAGAATAGATTATGGCACTAGGTGATAACACTCTCCAAGCCGCACGTGGTAACTCGCAGCGTGGCCGCAACCCTTACATGGTTCAGACTACTCTGAACTGGGCAACAGCTTTGTCAGACAAAGGTTCTGCTCTTGCAGCATCTGATGTCGTTCCTGTCATTGCCGTTCCTAAAGGTGTAATGGTAATGAACGCAGGTATTGAAGTTGATACTGCTTCTGACGGTTCTACATTTACTGTAGACGTTGGTATGGTAGATGCTGATGTATTTGTCGATGGTTTTGATGCTACGTCAGCCGCTGGCGTACTGTCGCAAAACCCTGCAGCTTACCAGCCAGTGATGGCTGTTGCTGACGATAACATTGACGTGACTATCGCTACCCTTTCAGGTGGCGCAGTGACTTCAGGCAAGTTTCGCGTCTGGGCTGTCCTCATGGACTGCAATGACGAAGGTGACTTGACTGCACAAGAAGTAGCACGTGACGTTATCTAACTGACACAGTATTGGGGCAGGGCAACTTGCCCCTTTACTTTCTTTCTTTATAAGGATGCACGATGGCATATACTTACCTAGACATTACTAATGAAGTACTTGCTCGTATGAACGAGGTATCTCTTACTGCAGCTAATTTTGCTACAGCTAGGGGTTTTCAGGTACAATGTCAAAACGCTGTCAACGATGCTATTAACTATATTAATCAACGTGAGTTTGGCTGGCCTTTTACACACGCTACTGAAACTCAGACATTGGTAGCTAGTCAAACACGTTATACTATTCCAACGGATACACAGTCAATAGACTATGACACATTTAGAATTAGTAAAGATGATACTCTGGGTGTATCAGGGATTACACTACGTATTTTAGACTACAAAGAATATACACAAAAATATATTGACCAAGAAACTACATCTGATGTAGGTGCAGTTCCTATCTACGTATTCCGCACACCAGATAATAACTACGGCTTGTACCCATATCCTGATAAAGCCTACGAATTAAAGTACGAATACTATAAAAAGCCTACTCCATTGTCGGCAGCAACAGATGCACCAACTGTACCTGAACAGTACCGACAGGTAATTGTAGATGGTGCAACTGCATATGCGTATCAGTATCGTGGAGAGGCACAGCAGTATGGCATTAACTTTGCACGTTTTGAAGAAGGCATCAAGCAGATGCAGACAATCTTGCTTAATCGTGCCGACTACATCAGGTCTACGTATATTCCATACTCACAAAGGTACGGTGCTGGCGCGGGTGGATTTTAGAGGTTTAAATGGCAGATGAATCTGGCCTCAGTCCTTATGTGTTTGCTTGTGAAGGTGGGTTAGTTCTTGACCAGCCAACCTTTAAGATGCAACCCGGCATGGCACTTGAACTAGAAAACTTTGAACCTGATGTACGTGGTGGCTACCGCCGTATCAATGGCTACATCAAATGGAACAGCAACATTGTTCCTCAGACAGCTAGTTCATCTGAAGCAGTGCTTATGTCTGCTTTCTTTCCCGGCAATAATAAAGTAATTGCTGCACGTGGAGAAAAAGTATTTGAGGCTGGTACATCAGGTAGCTGGACAGAGATTGACACAGGACGTACTAATGCAAACAGGTACACGTTCTTTAGATATAACCTAGCTGGTACTGACCACATTATCTGGGCTGATGGTGCAAACCATGCAACGAAGTATGATGGCACAACTGTAACAGATATTAATGCAACAGGCGCACCATCTAATCCAAAGTTTGTTGTAGGTTATAAAAATGCTATGTTCTTTGCAGGGCATAGTGCTAATAAAGAAGAAATTGTATTTACAGCACCTTTTACTGACAATGACTTTAACACAGCCAATGGCGCAGGTGCCATACGGGTAGACAGCACAATCACTGGATTGTTTCCGTTTCGTGATGAACTGTACATCTTCTGTGAAGAACGCATCTTTAGACTTGTAGGCAACACTGTCGCAGACTTTCAGATGCAACCTGTTACCAGAGACATTGGTTGTCTAAATAACTTTACCATCCAAGAACTAGCTGGTGATATTATTTTTCTTGGACGAGATGGCCTTAGAACAGTAGCCGCTACGGAACGTATTAATGACGTTGAACTTGGCACAATTACGGCACCCATTAAGGAACTGTTTGATGGTGTAACAGATGTAGATGAGTTTGTAAGCGTAGTTGTACCCGGCAAGACACAGTATCGTCTGTTCAGGGTTAATAGGTCAGAAGATACACAGGCTACAACAAAAGGTGTTATTGCTGTACGTAAACAACAAGGGTATGAGTTTGCTACAACTATAGGCATACAGCCAGCTTGTACAGATTATAATACAGTACAGGGTGACATCTTTGTACTCCACGGTGGCTACGATGGTTATATCTATCGCCAAGAACAAGGTAACACATTTGATGGCACTACAATTATAGGCCGTTATCGTTCACCTGATATGACTATGGGAGATGCTGGCATACGTAAAAACTTTCAGCGAGTAATTATTAACTACGCACCTACAGGCGCACTTAACTCTGACTTGTTTCTACGATATGACTATGAATCTCCAGATGCAGCAAGACCTGATGCATACCCGTTTGACAGTTCAACAGTAGTGGCATTGTATGGAACGTCAGTATATGGTACAGCAACATACGGTGGTCAGTCAAACCCATTGGTAAGACAGCCAGTAGAAGGTAGCGGATTTGCTGTAGCAATGCGGGTGGTGGACAATGATATATCACTACCATACACACTAAAAGGTTTTCAGCTAGAATTTGACGCAGGAGCAAGAAGGTAATGGCAGGTTACACTAGACAATCCACATATACTGACGGTGACGTTATTACCGCAGCACACAGTAACAACGAGTTTAATCAGTTACTTGCTGCTTTTGTAAATACCACTGGTCACAAACATGACGGCACTGCCGCTGAAGGTCCAGTAATAGGATTGATTGGTGACCCCGGTGTTGCCACACCACTTAACAAAGTCGTAGTTAGTGATACAAACAATCGCATTGGTGTGTTCGTAGATGTAGGTGGCAGTTCAACAGAACAGATACGCTTTCAAGACGGTGCCATTGTTCCTGTAACAGACAACGACATTGACTTGGGTGCATCTGGCACAGAGTTCAAAGACCTGTTTATTGATGGTACAGCCAACATTGACGCACTTGTAGCTGACACTGCCGACATCAACGGTGGTACAATTGATGGTGTCACTATCGGTGGTGCATCAGCGGGTGCAATTACGGCTACCAGCTTGGTGGCTACTACTGCCGACATCAACGGTGGTACAGTAGACGGTGCAGTAATTGGTGGGGCATCTGCTGCTGCTATTACAGGCACAACAATTGTAGCTAACACCAGTATTAATATTGCAGGTGATGGGGCGACTGTCACAGGCATTAAAGATGAAGACGACATGTCTTCAAATAGTGCGACTAAACTCGCCACGCAACAATCCATTAAGGCTTATGTAGATGCCCAAGTCACAGCGCAAGACCTTGACTTCCAAGCAGATAGCGGTGGTGTTCTCTCTATCGACCTTGACAGCGAGACTTTTACGCTTACAGGTGGTACAGGGATTGATACTTCTGGTTCAGGTAATACTGTTACTTTTGCTATTGACTCAACTGTAGCCACACTTACTGGAACACAGACACTTACCAATAAGACGCTTACAACGCCCGTCATCTCCTCTATCAGTAACTCAGGTACCATTACCCTACCCACAGGCACAGACACGCTTGTAGGCCGTGCTACGACTGATACACTTACCAATAAAACTCTTACAAGCCCGACTATTACTACTGGCGTACTTAACGGTGCAGTCAGCGGTACGTCTATCAAAGATGAAGATGATATGTCATCTGACAGCGCAAGCCATCTGGCTACGCAGCAGTCTATTAAAGCATATGTAGATAGCCAAGTAACTGCACAGGACTTTGACTTCTCTGGTGACAGTGGTGGCGCACAGAGTGTAGACCTTGATAGTCAGTCAATGACATTCACAGGTGGCACAGGTATTGATACAACAGGGTCATCACAGACAATGACCTTTGCTATTGATAGCACTGTAGCGACACTGACAGGCTCACAAACTCTTACAAATAAAACCTTGACAAGTCCTGTGCTGAACAGTACAATAAGTGGAACTTCCATTAAAGATGAAGACGATATGTCTTCTGACAGTGCTGACCATCTTGCTACACAACAGTCAATTAAAGCCTACGTAGATACACAGGTAGCTACTGTACCTGTCGGTGACATTACATCTGTAGTTGCTGGTTCTGGTATGACAGGTGGTGGTACATCTGGTGATGTTACACTGAATGTGATTGGTGGTACTGGTATTACTGCTAATGCTGATGAGATTACAATTGACAGCACAGTAACAACACTTACAGGTACACAGACACTTACAAATAAAACCCTGACTAGCCCCACTATTAATGGTGGCTCACTGTCAAGCACAGTCACGGGTACTACGCAATCTGCTGGCACAAGCAATACAACAATTGCTACAACAGCCTTTGCTGTCACAGAAGCTAACAATGCCGCTGTAGCAATGGCGATTGCACTTGGATAATATGCTTGACAAATCAGTATGATTGTGGTATAATTATACATAATTGGAGAAATAAATGGCAAACTCATTTAAACTGGTGACAGACACTGGAGTAGGCACTTCCGCTGCCACGGTTCATACTGGTGCTGGTTCTACCGAAACAACAATCATTGGCATGTCGATTGCAAACATTCACACCTCACAAATTGAGGTAGATGTACAGCTTGAAAACAATGACGGTGACAATATCTACATTGTAAAGGATGCACCTATTCCTGTGGGTAGCAGCCTTGTTGTTGTGGGCGGTGAACAAAAAGTAGTTATGAACGCAAGTGATGTCTTGAAAGTTACGTCAAATGTTGCATCTAGTGCAGACGTTGCTTTGTCTATTCTTGAAATTACGTAAGGAATAATCATGGGTTATATCGGCGCAGGTATATCAAGATTTAACACAGCAGATGAACTGACTGTCACTGGTGATGCTGAGTTCAACGGCAACGCTAACTTTGGCGACAGTGACAAGGTTTCTTTTTCTTCTGGAAAACTTGAAATGTACCACGATGGTACAAACGCATACATTGATGAAACGTATGCTAACGGCACGTTTCTAATCAGAGGCAATAACATTTCGCTTCAGAAGTATACTGGCGAGACGATGATACAGTGTGTGTCGGATGGTAAAGTTGAGTTGAACTTCAACAACGTGCCGAAGCTAGAAACCACCTCATCTGGCGTGGATGTCACTGGCACGGCGGTAGTTGATGCCCTTACATGCAGTGGCTCAGCCACTATCGAAGGTACCTCTACATTTGGAACATCCAGCGCCGACACGAGATTTAACTTTGATGGTCCAAATCAGTACAGAGCCGTGTTCAAACACTCAGGAAATATTGCAGGACAAATCGGTGGTGGTGGGGCAGACGAATTGCGGTTTAGCAATGCGGCTGGGGCAATCGTTGCTTCTATTACGGGTGGCGGCATTACCTTCAACGGCGATACCGCAGCGGCCAATGCGCTAGATGACTATGAAGAAGGCACATATACACCAGCGTTTACAAGTACTGGCGCTACCTTTAGCTACAGCGTCCAACTTGGAAGTTATGTAAAAATAGGTCAATTAGTT